CAGGAATTAGCATCAAGTTCGATAACAAGAAGTTTGCCGATCTATTCGATGTTCAAGTCGAGAAGTCAATTGGCAGAACAGCAAGAAAGGCGGTAATCTAAGATGGCATTTGACAGAAGTAGATATAAGAGTGATGGTCAATTAATATTTGAAGATAGAATTACGGCAACAGGCGATGTACAAAAAGTTCCAACTTTTCAATTGCCAGATTTTGCTGACGGTTCTGATGCCTATGCTAATAAATTTGCTACTGTACTTTCTTTTCAGAACATAAGAGATCCCGACAGAGGAAATGTATTTTTCAAAGCTTTTATAACAGCATTTAATGAAACATTTACTCCAAACTTTAATGCAACAGAAGTGTTTGGTAGAACTGATCCAATTATGCAGTACAAGAATACTAGCAGAAATATTACTCTTGCGTGGAAACTTCCAGCAGCTTCAGAAAGTGAAGCATATGAAAATCTTGGCAGAGTACAAAAACTACTAACAATGCTTTATCCAACTTATACCGATGTGGGTAATTCATTGAGCCTTTCGGAAGCACCCTTGGTTCGCTTGAAAGTGATGAACTTATTGCAGGAGAGAGCAAAAGCTGCTGAAATTGATAAACTTGTGTCGCTAGCAGACGATAGAAATGTAAAAGACATATATCTAGAATACAGTTCAGTAAACGAAGCTGATTTAGGCTTGCTAGGCGTTATTACGTCCTGCACAGTAAATCATAATTTAGAAGGAACCGATGGTGTATTCCAGAAAGGTTTCAATACTGTTTTACCAAAACTTATTGATATAAGTATTTCATTTACTCCGTTACACGAACAAACTCTTGGCTTTGGAAATGGCTCAGATATATCTACTTTCCCATATGGTGTTAGAATGGGCGAAAGTTTTTCTGATGGTATGCAAGCGGGCAATCCTAATGAGGTTCAGCGCGGCAATTCTTTAACCCAACTAAGAGCTATAAAAGAAGATATTGAAAAAAAGCGCCGCGGCGCATCCTCGGCACAGCAAAAAGCTGATAAAGCAGAGGCGAAAGCACGAAGAGCATCAAGAAAGCTTGGTCGAAGAGGGAATAATATGGACCCGGAGAGAAGAACGCGACTTGAAGGTAATGTAGAAGCATTTGCCGGCGCCCAAGAGGAAGCAGATGCTTTCACATCCCAAGCAGACGCTCTAGAGGATCTAATCTAGGATAACACAAATGGCAAACACAAGAAACAGAAAGCAAAGCGTAATCGAAAACGATTCAGAACACTACAAAGAACTCTACGAACGCAGAGGTTTAAAGAGAATTGCTCATTATCCTACTGCTCGACTAAAGCACCCTACAGTGTCCCAGAGAGCAAGTATAAACACAGTAGGTCATGTGTGGGCATATGGTGACAGGTTCTATAAATTAGCAGATCAGTATTACGGAGATGTCCGGTTCTGGTGGGTTATTGCTTGGTGGAATGGTCAACCAACAGAGGTAACAATACAGACCGGCGACTTCCTAGACATACCTCTCGACATTGGCGCAGCATTAGACGCCCTAGGAGTATAGCATGGCTGAATTTCCTTGGTGTACTTCTAACAAACAAAGTATAGAAGACAGAGAAGCTGCCAAAGAGGCTTTATATAAAGAACTAGAGAGCATTCATGGCGAGATAAGTGGAGCCGAGTGGAAAGATATTGTCGAACCAATGAACCTTGACGGTCATGAAGGTCTTAGTGATTTTAATACACGACCAGATGATGCTACTTCCGGCGCTTGGTGGGATCTTAAAACCCCAGTAGAGCCTTGGATAGAAGTAAAGATGTTTGTTCTTTCTCCAACGGAAGAAAGTTTAAGTTTAGAATTTCTTGGCTTGGCTAGAGATGTTTCTGCTTTTACAATGGGTGAATTGGACCCACTGGGAAAAAGTTTTTTTCAGAACAAACACTATGGTCCGGCACTTGAAAAAAGTCAATTAGGAATAATAGAAAATGCCAAGAAATTATTGACCGCAGATGGTAAAATAACCACCAATACTGAAACAATAGCAACTTCTATATCTGAAATTGAAAAGAATTTATCTGCATTAAAAGCCGAGTTTCAACGTTTAAGTAATATTGATTTAAGTTGGAACTCTGACATAGAACGTGGTCATGAGCTATACACAAAATATGTAAAAACCGAATTTTTTCCCAAAGCTGAACAAATTGTTAAAACATATAAATCTTTAGAAGAAACAAAAGGTGCAGATACTATAGAAAAATGCCCAACCAAAGAAGATATAAGGCAGTTTTATCAAAATGCGCTTCTATTGTTGGCTGCTCCTGAAATTGTTAGTAAAGAAAATGATGCATGGTGGGAAGATTTAGCAAATCTTCGGCTCGGTGGTGAGAGCCTTTCTAGCATTCTTGATCAAATTGAAGAACTTGGGGATACCGCAGGGGCAATAAAAAGCGCGATTGAAAAAGAAGTAAAAAAACAATTAAACGACGCTTTTGCAGATGAAATAGTTTTTTCAGAACAATGCTTTATGCTTTCAAATCTTTACAAATTTGTCGAAGCAAGAAAAGATCAAGATGAATTGGTAGGGTTGCCATATGCCCTTGACAACTATACAACGCCAGAACTTCTAGAAAGACTAGAGAACAGTGCCCAATTAAAATCTTATATAGATTCAAATAAGCCAATCAATATTCAAGGCGATCCGTTTCCTTTTATAAACAAACTAACTGTCAATTCTAATCAAGCAGCACTGTTTGATCTAAGAGAGGAACAACTATCCGCTTTTACTCCAAGAATTAGGCTGTTTAAATCAGAGTTTAATCCAAAGACATCCAAAGAAGAAGAGATAGAAATCAAATTTGACGCGCACGCCGGTGTCGAAGTTCAAGAATTTATGAAAAATAAAGGACGCGGCGGTCGAGGTCTTGGTGTAGGCGTGAAAAGCTTTTCTTTTTCTTATGATGGTACAGACCCATTTTCAGCTAAAAAAGCAATATCAGCTAAGCTGGACCTATATGCCCCAAGCTTTTCAGATTTATTAAAAGATAGGACAGGAACCATTGTTGGTGGCGGCTCACAAAAAACTTATAAATATGTAGATTTGGCACTGAAGACAGGTGGAAACTTAACTGAAAGCAAAAAGAAAAAGCTCACGCAAGTACAATTAGAAAACTCTGACAAACTTAACTTTAGAATTAGAGTCTTAGTCGAGTTTGCAGCATCAAAAGATGTTCTCAGAACATTTCGAAATGAACAATCGCGTTATTCAAATGTATTGAAAAATGCTGTCTATGATTCGGCAATTTCAATATACCTCACCCCCACAATCCATCAGTTTAATTTTGATGAAGCGGGTGGAGTTGAGTTTTCAATTGATTATCTAGCTTATATAGAAGATTATTTTAGCCAAAGTAATTTTGATATTTTTACAGAAAATTCTAAATTGAGAAAAGCTAGAGATCAAGTTTTACAATATTTTAAAGAACAAAATTGTGATAAAAAAGATGGATATGATAAATTTAAAGAAGAAGATCAGGAATTTGTTGAAAGAGCCAACCTCCAATCATTGAATACAATTATAAGAGAACTATTTTTAAGCCAAAAAATATATTTTATAAGTTTAACTGATCAAAGTTTAAGGGAATTTTTAAACAACCCATATTCAATAGGTAAAATAAAATTAAAAAAACAATCCCTCGCCGAGTTAGAGAAAGACGCCACAGAAATTATGAGTTCTGTTTTGAACGAAGGCATGGCGGACTCCTACGAAGAAGTAGAAGATGAGCCGACTGCCGCAGATAAAAAAAGAGAAATTGTTGCTAGTTTAGTTGCACATTCTGAAAATACAAGAAAGATCTCTTTTGTTTATGTAAATGATATTATTTCTATTGTTATGAAAATGATAGATGATAGCCTAAAAAAAGATGATGGTAACTTAGCTGCATCCGATATAAATATTGGCAAATATATCAATGAAATTGCTGCTTCATTAGTAAGCACAGAAGAGTTAAACAAAGCAATTAAAGACGGTACTGATCCAGTTGAAAAATTAAAAGCCGCGAGAACTTACGCAGCGTACAAACAAATGAGAGTAGTGCTTGGACCAGCGGAAATTGGGATGTCCGAGAATAAGTATGTCCAGTGTTGTATCGGAGACATACCCATATCTTTAAATTATTTTATTGATTTCCTAACAGAAAAAGTTTTATCTAAAAACTTAAGCTCTTATCCTTTAAGCAAATTTATTAAAGATCTTATAAATGATTGTGTTAAAAATTTTGTAAATGACGATACTTGTTATAAGGTCAACATAGGCGAAAGACTGCAACTTAATAGTACAACAGTGCTCGCATATGATGTTCGTGAAAATTCATATACAGAGGACAATCTTTCAGATTTAATTGCTAGCACAATGAGAGTTAAAAAAGACGGCGTGCCGGTTGCCACTCGCGAGGTCTTAATGCTAGATAAAATAAATCCACAATCTTTTCCATTATTAAATATTTCTGGACCTCGTGGACCAGATCCTAGGACCTTTTTAAAAATTGACAAGATGAGAAACTATTATATATTTTCAGCTTCTCGCAAGTATCCTGCTAACTCCTATGTGGGAGACCGCAGCGCCGATGCAAAAAATGGCATTTTTCATTATATTTTGGGAGAGGATAGAGGAATGATGAAAACAATATCACTTGATAGAACTAACACGCCGGGACTAAAAGAATTAAGATTCGAACAAGAGGGCTATGCTGGACTAGAACAGTTAAGAGAAGTTTATAATGCCAATATAACAACGTTTTTAAATGTACAGTCTTTTCCTGGCACCTATATCTATATTGAACCTAATGGTTTCGACCCAACCGCGACCGAAGACTTGTCTCGTTTTGGTGTTGGTGGCTATTATATGATAACAAAAACCAGACATACAATCCAGCCTGGAAACGCAGAAACTGAAATTAATGCAGCATGGATCGCCAGCAAGGGCACGTATATAAGAAATGAAAAAGAGGGTTCAGAAGAAGAAAAACAAGGCGAAGAGAGGCAAAAGAAGTGTGCCATTGAGTTCAGGAGCTAACAATGTCAAAATTTTATAAAGAATCTAATGCTGGAACAACCAAGAATTTATATGACAAAAGCAAGATTTACAAATCGGAACTTTTATCACTATCTAAAACTTATGGTTGTCTTGTAGATTTTAATTTTGGAGAGAAATATTTTTATGGAAGAGTTGACAGAAACTTTGTCTCTATGGAGCCAAGCAGAGTTTTATCTCGCTTTTCTACTATCCCAAACAGTAGCAATGATTCTGGAAGAGTAAAAGTCATGTCTTTTGTTGGTGAAGCTTTCTTTGGTTTGAGCAGGCATTTTAGAAAATCTATCCAAATTGGAGCTATTAGAGATAGTGATCCATACTTATCTAATTTAGTAGCATACACCGGTTATCAAGATCCAAAAAGAGCGTATCAAAGATATTTGACTGCCTTAACAAGTGCCATGTCAACATATAAAAAAAACAAAGGCTTTAAAATTACAAACTTTGAACAATTTATAACTTTTTTGAAAGACTTCTCAATGTCTGTCGAAGGGACATATCCTGTAACTAAAACGGGTTTTATAAAAAGTAGATTAAATCCTATCGTTGGTAATGGTCTCACTATAGAAGTGAGCGATTTGTCTTATACCAATGATGACCAAAAAATTAATGAGTTTGTCAACTCTTCAAACTTTGGTTATTTTCTTAATGCGTGTGACTCTTATGGATTTATGGTTGATATTTCGGCACCTTGGAGATTGGTTGCAGATTTAGATTCAGTTGCTATGCAAGGTTATGCCGCTAGATATGGGTACACATCTACCGACGCTGTAATTGATTTCGCTTTTTCAAAAGTACATAACCCATTCTTCAGAGCACTACCAGCAACACTACTGACATTATATAATAATCTTTCTTCTATATTAATTGAATTTGATGATTGTAACAACAAGACAGTTATAAAGAAAGCAGAACGATATACATTAGAACAAATTAATAATTTATATAATCAAAATTATTTTATTAAATTATATTGTATGTTAAGATTTATAGAAGAAGAAAGTAAGCACTCTGAAGCAAAGCAGGATCTAATTATAACCGATACTGTCAATTTGTCAAATACAAAAGATCTTCGTACTGCTCTCGGGTATTTTGAAAGATTCGTGTCTCAACCATTTGACTACAGAGGATCCTTGAGTTATCTTATAAGAGAAGCAGAAAAACGTGAGGACAGATGATCTTCCAAACCCTTGACGATAAGTCAGAGTGTGTTGGCGTGTATGTTGATGGCAAGTTGCATTTTGATGGCATCCCCAACAACCTCTCAAAGACTTGGAAATATACTGGCTCAGTTCAGAGCCCAGACATTGAGTATGCTTGGCTACGATGTGGTGGGCAAAAACTACAAGATGTGTGCCCCAAGCATCTACAAGAAGACTTTGAAGAATTGCAAAAAACTTTCAGGGCGTATTTGAAATCATTCCAGATCGCCAAGATTGACCTGCACCAGAATTGTTTCTTTGATCTGGTACCAAGCGACTTCTTGCTAGAGTTTTGTGAGATGCGGAACAAGATTACAGAGCATGTATTCGCCAATCATAAGAAGCCACAGAACTACGATCACCTTGATCGTGCTTACAAGTTGATCCACAAGATCGGCTACCAGAAGTTGAACGTAAACGTCGAAGGCTGTCGCAGCCTGATGACCTCTACAACGGACAGGCAGGACATACAGAAGCTTGTAAAAAAGAAGTCACACTATGTTGACTATAATCTTTTTGGAACCGTCACGGGGCGTCTAACAACCAAGAAAGACAGCTTTCCTGTTCTCACAATGAAGTCAAAACTGCGTTCGATAGTCAAGCCCACAAACGATTGGCTTGTGTCGTTCGATTACAACGGCGCAGAAATCAGAACTTTCTTGGCGCTCTCAGGTGTTGAGCAGCCGGAAGAGGACATCCATCAGTGGAACATGGAACATCTATATGGTGACCATCCAATAGATCGAGAGGAAGCCAAAGTAAGATTCTTCGCTTCGTTCTACAATAATGAAGACAGTTCCCTCAATGACTCTGTTTATAGTAGGGAGCGTGTGGTTGGAGACTACTTTTATGGCGATCGTGTTGAAACTCCATTCAAAAGAAGGATCAAGGTCGATCAACGCAGGGCTTTTAACTATATTATCCAAAGCACAACAGCCGATCTTACGATCGATCGTGCCGTGGAACTTGATAGGATCCTTGAGAATACACAATCCAAGGTTGCTTTCATTGTTCATGATGAAATTGTGCTTGACATCCATGAAAAAGACAGATATCTTATACCAGAGTTGAAGGAGGTATTCCAAAACAATAAACTTGGTTCGTTCAGGGTAAATGTTAAGGCAGGCAAGAATTACGGAGAGTTAAGGGAGTTGAAGTTATGATATCGCTGATAGGTATAGGCGATGCTGGGTGTAATATTGTGTCCTTGTTTGAGGAACACAAAGAATATAATTGTTTTTTGTTCTCAGAAGGAAGAGACAACACAAAGTACACCAGAGATTTGCCAAGAGTAGAGAAAGCAGAAGATTGTGAGGAGAAGGCACCTAAGCTTTCATCGTATAAGACACTACAAGTAATACAAAACAGGGTTCAGGTGTTTGTTTGCGGGTCATCGTTCTCAGCAAACTACACACTTGCAATTCTACAACAGATAAGAGACCGAGAGATAGAGATCTTTTACATCAAGCCCGACGTAGACCTGTTGATAGGTGATGCTAGGCTGCAAGAGAGGGCAATATTTGGCATACTACAGCAGTATGCAAGGTCCGGTCTTTTCAAGAGTTTTACAATTTTGTCAAACCCGGCAATAGAGAAAACAATAGGCGAGATTCCAATAAAAAAATATTTTGATATGATAAACAAGAACATTTATTATGCTGTTCACTACCTAAATGTCTTTGACCATACGGAACCGCTTGTTGGCAACTTAACAAAGCCATCAGAAGTCCAGAAAATACGCTCAGTTGGCTTGATTTCGGTAGACAAACTTTCTGAACAGTGGTATTATAAATTAGAGGAAGATCGTGACGTAGCATACTATTTATGTATAGCGGAAAAGCGCCTAGAGACGGATGGAAAGCTTCACTCGAAGGTCGTCCAAAGTCTCAAAAGCAAGCCCCGAAATGCGTTCAAAAATGTGACTTATGCAATCTATGAGTCACCCTATGAAACAGACTTTGGGTTCTGCGTAGCGCACACAAATTATATTCAAGGACAAAATATACTTGACAGCCGACGCTGATCACGTTACACTAGAGATGAGCAAGGGAACGCTCCAAACATCACCCAAAAAAATTACGCTTGACAGGACTTGGAGAGCGTGTTATCTTAAGATGGCGAGGAACGCTCGTCATACTATAGCCCAACACAAGGAGAACATTATGGGAATCAACATGGAACTTATGCGGAAGAAGCTCGCCGCACTTCGTGGAGAAGGAAAGAGTGATCGAACCAGTGTATGGTTTAAGCCAGAAGAGGGAGATACAGACGTTCGTATTGTCCCAGCAGCAGATGGAGATCCGCTGAAGGAGATCTTCTTCCACTACAACATCGAAGGACACCGTGGTGGGGTGATGTGCCCGAAGCGCAACTTTGGTGAGCACTGTCCAATCTGTGAGTTTGCATCTCAGCTATGGCGTGACGGAACTGATACCAACGATGAAGAGACCAAGAAGCTTGCAAAGTCACTCTTTGTTCGCACTCGTTACTTCTCGCCCGTTGTTGTCCGTGGCATGGAGGAAGAAGGCGTTAAGGTCTATGGCTACGGCAAACAGGCTTATGAACTTCTTCTTGGATACATTCTCGATCCAGAGTACGGCGATATCACTGACCCCGAAGGTGGCACTGATATTACCATCACATACACCAAACCTACAACCCCCGGCGCATACCCCAAGACCAACATGAAGATGCGCCGCAATACCAGTCCGCTTCTGACAGACAAGGATGCAATCCCCGGTCTGATGCAGAATATGCCGGACATTGATGCACTATTCACTCGTCATTCGCCAGAAGAAATTAGTGCAATCCTAGACGCAATGCTATCAGGTGATAGTTCTGCTGAGTCACGGTCTCGCGAAACCACTCAGTATAACACCAACAAGAAGTCAAGCGTGGATAAGGCATTTGACGAGTTAATGGCTGGCTAGTAAAAGCGTACCGCTCCAGCCGCCCCCACCCGTAAAAAGGTGGGGGTTTTTCTTTGCACTTTTGCTTCTTGTGTGTTATAATTACTAACGAGCTTCGGCTCAAATTAAAGAAAAATAAAGAAAAGAAAAAATAAATAAGGAGAACTATATGGCTAAAGCAAAAGCTAAGGCTGGGCGTGTATCTATGTCTGACCTTAGAGCAATGATAAACAAAAAGGCAAAGCGCAATGTGGCGCATGACCTTCGTGAAGACAACCCAACAGAAGTAAAGTTATGGATTCCCACAGGATCTCGCTGGCTTGATTCTATTATCTGCAAGGGCAAGTACGCAGGTATCCCAGTCGGAAAGGTAACAGAACTTGCAGGACTTGAGGCAACTGGCAAGTCTTTCCTCGCTGCGCAGATCGCAGCAAACGCACAGAAGATGGGGATTGGAGTTGTATACTTTGATTCAGAGTCTGCGATTGACCCCGCGTTCTTGGAACGTGCTGGGTGTGATTTAGAATCACTTATGTACATCCAAACACCATCTGTAGAGTTTGTGCTAGAGACAATTGAAGACATCCTTGGGGCAACGGACGACAAGATGTTATTTATCTGGGACTCCCTCGCATTCACTCCATCGGTATCAGATGTCGAAGGCGACTTCAACCCACAATCATCTGTGGCTACAAAGGCTCGTATTCTTGCAAAGGGAATGTCAAAGTTGATTGTCCCTCTTGCAGACAAGCGTGCAACATTCCTTGTCCTCAATCAGTTGAAGACTAACATTCCACAGGGTCCGATGGCTCGACAGATTGCGATGACTACCCCTTATATCACTCCGGGCGGCAAGGCGATGCATTACTCTTACTCTCTTCGTATTTGGCTTACAGGTCGTAGAAGCAAGGCTGCATACATCGAAGACGAAAACGGATTCCGTATTGGGTCAGAGGTCAAGGTAAAGCTAGAAAAGTCTCGCTTTGGAACTCAGGGTAGAAACTGTACCTTCCGCATCTTGTGGGGTACAGACGAAGTAGGTGTGCAAGATGAGGCATCTTGGTTCGAAGCACTTAAAAACTTTATGACTGTCTCGGGCTCTTGGTATACTTTTCAACACGGGAAGTACATGAAGCGCTTCCAACCTAGCAAGTGGGTAGACCTTCTTGAGAAAGACGAAGAATTCAAGAAGCACGTTATGGAGTTCATGGACGAAGTGGTCGTGCAGAAGTTCGACAAGCGCGAAGGCGATGCCTCCGATTTCTACGAGGTAGACAAAGCTTCTTGACATCGTGCCTCCACCCTGTTATATTATGGGGTGGAGGTAATCTATGAAGCGTGTACTCGTTATCGACGCCCTCAATATGTTTTTGAGGGCGTTTATCGTTGATCCCAGCCTGTCCCAGCACGGACAACCAATTGGCGGCATCAAGGGATCTATCAAGATTCTACAAAAGCTTGTAAGAATCACAAAGCCAAATGAAATTGTAATTTGTTGGGACGGACCAAATGGTTCGCAAAAGCGCAAGACCCTAAACTCTGGGTACAAAGAAGGTCGCAAGCCCCTGCGTCTAAATCGTTCTGTTCATAACCTGACAGAGAACGAAGAGATCCAGAACAAAGTCTGGCAGCAGATGCAGGTTATTGAATACTTTAACCAAATGCCAATCATTCAACTTATCCTTGAGAGGGTCGAAGCAGATGATATTATTTCTTATGTTTGTAACTCTCGACATTACGATGGTTGGCAGAAGGTGATTGTCTCAAATGACAAAGACTTCCTACAACTTTGTGACGACGAGACGGTTGTATATAGACCAACCACTGATAAGATTGAAACCAAGAAGACTGTGATTGAAAGTCTTGGCATCCACCCTACAAATATGGCTCTTGCTCGTGCAATGGACGGGGATGCTAGTGACAACCTTCCGGGTGTTAATCGCGTGGGCATGAAGACCATCGCCACCAAGCTTCCATTTATGAAGGAAGAGCGAAGTGTAACAATTGACGAACTGATTGAATACTGCGAGACCAAAGAATCAAAACTCAAAGTTTTTAAAACAATCGCAGAATCTAGAAAGTTGATTGAACACAACTATGACATGATGCAGTTGTATTCTCCGCTTATTTCTGTCCAAGGCAAACAGATTATTGACCATGCCTTGGAGAACTTTGAATGCGACTTTCACAAGACTGAACTTCTAAAGCTAATGATCGAAGACGGCTTTGGTGAGTTGAATTGGGAAGAACTAAAAACATTCTTAAACAAGATTTCAAGGGAATGTAATGATAAGTGACACTATTTACTACCGAGGTGTAGCAAATGGAAGAACTCTACGAATTTGATGAAGACTCTCTCAACGAAGAAGAAGTCGAACTAGACGAAAAAAAGAAAAAGAGCGGCGGCAAGAAAGACGCCTGCTATCACAAGGTAAAGGCTCGCTACGATGTGTGGCCATCTGCCTACGCCAGTGGCGCACTTGTTAAGTGCCGTAAGGTTGGTGCCGCCAACTGGGGTAACAAGTCAAAGAAGAAAGAGAGCATAGAGTTTGACGATCACATGTTGCAGATTATTCGTGAAGAATACGCAGCAGTTATGAAAGAAAAAAAAAAGTTAACGGCTAAACCTTCTTCCGAGAGTAGCCTTAAAGACTGGTTTGGTCGCAAGGGCGCTCCAGGCAAGAAGGGCGGCTGGGTTGATTGCAACACTTGCCGCAAAGACAAAAAGACGGGAAAGAAAAAGTGCTCACCTTGTGGGCGTAGCAGCGGAGAAAAGAGATCAAAATATCCCTCATGCCGACCCACCCCCGGAGCATGTGGCAAGAGAGGCAAGTGGGGCAAGAAATCTAAGAAAGGAAAGAAAGGATGAAACTTACTAAAACAGAACTGAAAAAACTCATAATTAAAGAATTCCGCCGCAAAGGTCCTACATCTTTTGGAGATGAAAGTTTATCACCAGAACAAATTGAAGATTTTGCTGCTGAAATAGCAGAGGAAACCGTAGCTACGGATCTTAGAAGGGATTTGGTCGGACACAAAAAAATGCGTAAGTTGGGAATTGCCCCTGCTCCCGCCGATTTTATTCGTCTTATGACACGCGTTGATTCTATACTAGATGATGCTCCGCATCCCTATGGAAGATTCCGAGATGGTGATAAATTAACAGAATCATATGTCAGACAGGTCATCAGAGAAGAATACCAAGCTGTTCTTGACGAAGAAAAAAAGAAGAAGTCCGCCAAGGACAAGATGAAGTGTAATTCCCCTCGCCGCATCCGAAAGGGTGAAGCAGGTCACGGCAAGAAAAAGTTTGTTGTCAAGGCTTGTGATGGCGGGACAGAAAAGATTATCCGTTATGGAGACGCTGGGTTGAAGATCAAGCGCAAGCAGAAGGGGCGTAGAAAGAATTTCCGTGCTCGTCACAACTGCGATAATCCAGGCTCCAAATTGAAAGCTCGCTACTGGTCTTGTAAGAACTGGTAGAAAAAAGTTAGGCAGCGTCAAGAGTAAAAAAAACTTCTAACTCTCCTTGACTTTTGAGCTAGGTGTGTTATATTTAGTAGTGCGAGACCTAGGAGAGATATGCTTGCACACAAAGCAGACTTTGGAAGGTATGGTAAATCCTTCCAAGAGGGGCTTGTTCAACTCATATTTGAGGACAGACCCTTCGCAGACCAAATCACAGAAGTTCTAGACGTTGAGTTTCTAGAGCTTGAGTATCTTCGTGCGTTTGTTGCAAAGATTGTGGAATACAGAACAAAGTATGGGAAGCATCCATCCACGAATGCTATGATTTCGATCTTGCGGACAGAACTTGACCGCGAGAGCGAAGTAACACAACAACAAGTTCGTGATTACTTTGCGAGAGTCCATACAAATGAGATAGCAGACGACATAGATTACATTAAGGAAACCTCTCTTGACTTCTGCCGAAAGCAAAAGTTGAAAGAAGCAATGATGAAATCTGTAAATCTGCTTCAGACTTGTTCGTTTGACGAGATCTCAAAGGTAATCAACGATGCTCTCAAGTTAGGCTCAGAGAACAACTTTGGTCACGACTTCATTGCAGACTTTGAAGAGCGATACAAACCAAAGTTCAGACTGCCAGTGACAACAGGGTGGAACGAAATTGATACAATCACTAGTGGTGGACTTGGTAGAAATGAGCTTGGTGTTGTGATTGCTCCAACTGGGGCAGGTAAGTCTATGGCACTTGTTCATCTTGGCTCTCAAGCGATCAAGGAAGGAAAGACTGTTGTTCATTATACCCTAGAACTACAGGATACAGTTGTTGCTTGCCGCTATGATTCTTGTATCACAAAGTATCCTCTCTCTGACCTCGCTAACTTCAAGGATGAGATCTTTGAAGAGATCAAGGGTCTTGATGGAACTCTAATTGTAAAAGAATATCCAACCAAGTCTGCGTCTACAAATACCATCAAGGCACACCTATCCCGTCTAGTAAAGAGGGGTATAGAGCCCGGTATGATTATCGTAGATTACGCAGATTTGTTAAGACCTGTCGTGGTACGGAAAGAAAAAAGAACGGAACTGGAGTCAATCTACGAGGAACTACGAGGACTTTCTAATGAGTTCAACTGTCCTATCTGGACTGCCTCTCAAACCAACCGTTCTGGTCTCAATGCGGAAGTTGTAACAATGGAACAGATTAGCGAAGCGTTCAACAAGTGCTTCGTTGCTGACTTTATTTGCACGCTTTCGCGTACTATCGAAGACAAGCAAAATAATAGAGCAAAAATGTTTATTGCCAAAAATCGTAACGGACCTGATGGCATTGTGTACGATTTGTTTATGGACACATCTAATGTGTGCATTAAAATGTTGCCCAAGCCAGTTGTTCCTGCTGGTGCAGCGGCACAAGTTGCAACCAACCCCGTTGTTGTAACTGCCAAGGAACAAAAAGAAATATTAAAAAACAAGTATGACAAGTTCAGAAAGCTAAGGAGTAAAGCCAAATGAGAACACACATTCGTAGATTCAAGTTATCAGACACATTTATTGACCAATATAAGGATCGTGAAGTCCCCTGGGGACCTCTCGGTTATGTTACGTTTAAACGGACGTATGCCCGTAGACTCAATGAGTTTGATGAGGGCGCAACAGGAACTGAAGAGTGGTATCAGACGTGCCGCCGTGTTATCGAGGGTATGTTTGAGATGCAGAAACAGCACGTCTATCGGCTCGGTCTTGAATGGAATGACCAGAAGGCACAGCGCACAGCCAAGGATGCATATGAACGCCTCTTTACTCTTAAATGGACGCCCCCCGGTCGTGGCTTGTGGATGATGGGCACGAAGTTTGTAAATACTCGCACTGCCGCAGGTCTATTTAATTGTGCGTTCCGCTCAACACGAGAACTTAACACCAAGGGTGGTTATCTTTTCGCTTGGATGATGGATGCTCTCATGCTTGGCATTGGTGTTGGCTTTGATACTCTTGGCGCTGGCACGCTCACTATCCAAGAGCCAGAATTTGTAAATGAAGCTCACACTATTCCAGACTCCCGCGAAGGCTGGGTTGATTCTGTGAGGATTCTTTTGAATGGCTATTTGTTCGGAGCAAAAGTACCTCAATTTGATTACTCTGCAATACGACCCTATGGCGCCCCTATCCATGGCTTCGGTGGTACATCAAGCGGCTCCGATCCCCTTGAAGAATTACACAAGGATTTGTCAGAACTTTACACTTCCAGAATTGGGGAGCCAATCTCCTCCGTTGACATCGTAGACACTGAGAACCTAATCGGTCGCTGTGTTGTCGCTGGCAATGTTCGTCGTTCTGCTGCATTGGCTCTTGGTCACCATGAGGACCGCGAATATCTACAGATGAAGAACGATTCAGAGAAACTCGCCCACCACCGCTGGGGCTCTAACAACTCCTTCCACGCTCTTGTTGGTCAGGATTATACTTGGCACGCAGAGCAGTCACAAAAGAACGGAGAGCCAGGATATATCTGGCTTGACAACGCAAGAACTCGTGGTCGTTTTGCAGACCCTCCGAAAGATGATGACAAGAACGTCATGGGCTTCAACCCTTGTGTAGAGCAGCAGTTGGAAGATGCAGAGCTTTGTTGTCTTGTTGAGACTTTCCCAGCGAAGCACGAAACTTACGAAGATTACCTTGCGACACTCAAGATTGCATATCTTTATGGTAAGACTGTCACACTTGCCAATACACATTGGCCCGAGACCAATGCTAAAATGTTAAAGAACCGTCGTATCGGCTTGTCGCAGTCTGGAGTTGTTCAGGCTTTCAACAAGTTTGGTCGCCGCCAAGTTATGGAGTGGTGTGACAATGCATATGAGCACGTAAAAGAATTGGATGCAGAATACTCTGATTGGCTTTGTATCCCAAAGTCAGTAAGAATGACAAGTATTAAGCCTTCCGGTACAGTTTCACTTCTCAACGGTTCTACCCCTGGTATCCACTACCCCGAGGATGAATACTACATTCGTCGCATTCGTTTTGCGGCTGATAGTGATATGCTTCCCGCTCTTGCGACAGCAGGATACAAGATCGAACCCGACCATTACTCGCCAAACACTATGTGTGTAGAATTCCCGGTTCACGAAGAGCATTTCGTCAAGGGCAAGAGAGAGATTACAATGTGGGAACAACTTGAGATTGCGGCACAGTATCAGCATTACTGGGCAGATAACTCTGTTTCTATCACGGTAACTTTCAAACCAGAAGAGGCAGCAGACATTAAAACTGCTCTTGAGATGTACGAAACCAGACTAAAGGCTGTATCGTTCTTACGCTATGAGGAGACCGGCTATGTTCAGGCACCTTATGAGCCAATCACCCGAGAACAATACGAAGAGTTGAGCAAAAACATTACGCCAGTTCAGCGTCTAAACACTGAACAGGAAGGCGAAGGCACTAGTTTTTGCGACGGTGAAAGTTGTATTTTATAGGAGTTAATTATGAATTTCAACCACTTATTTAATGAAAAGGAGTTGCGTCTTGCTAACAAGCAAGGTAGCTGCAAATATTGTCATTGGCTGCCAGCATCCGAAGGTCAAGCAAGCGCAGCAAGTAATATAGCAGTACAAATGTATTGTAAAAATTGTAATAGCAGGACGCATATATTTATGCACTTTGATGAATATAAGAAACACCAAAAGGTTATAGCCCAGGAGGTAAGCCGTGCTAAGACCAGTTAATCGACATATTCTCGTAGATTATTCCCCACCACAGGAGACCGCAGACACAGGAATTTTACTACCCGATGACTACAAACCCCCTACAGAGGACTATGTAGTAGTAGGTGTTCTAGCAATTTCAGACGATGTCTCTATACGTTGTAATACTGATGACCAAATAGTTATCGACAAAAAGATGCTACAAGAAATAACGGTTGGTCATTCTAATTACTATCTGATATTAGAGAATTATGTAATAGGAGTAATTGAATAGATGGATAAAGACTTTTACAACAAATCATCGGCGCAAAGCCTTGGCTGGGATCCGACTTGGTTTGGTGAAAAGTATTATGACGATAAACTTGTGAGAGCAATCAAGCGCTTTCAAAAGTCTTATGGTTTGAAGGCTGATGGACTCTGTGGACCTACTACGTTCCGTCGCCTTTGGACCGAGAGGCAAGAAAACATAGATGATTACGAACCACAAGACCCACACTATTCAAATTACATTGTTTACAATGGCAACTTCACCCCAATCAAATGGGATAAGTTTGTTCTATGGTCAGAGCGTGGCGGTCTTGCTGCCCGCTCTGGCACTTACTATGACTACACAGGCAGACCAAAGCGCGACGTAAAACTATTCGTCAACCATTGGGATGTCTGTTTGTCCTCGACACAATGCCAAAAGGTTCTTGACAAGCGTGGCATAAGTGTCCATTTTCTTATTGACAATGACGGCACAATCTACCAGACCCTTGACCTACAACACGCAGCATTTCACGCAGGCAACGTAAATCGCAAGTCTGTTGGTGTTGAGATCACAAACGCTTACTACCCAAAGTATCAAAGCACCTATGTTCGCAAGGGATTTGGGGAAAGACCTCTGGTTGAGGGCGCAAGAGTTCATTTTAGCGAACTTGATCCTTTCTTGGGTTTCTACCCAGTTCAGATAGATGCTCTCAAAGCCCTCTGGTCAGCAGTCCATAACGCCTGCGATGTTCCTTATGAGACCCCACTAAACCAGTTTGGCAAGACTTCCACAGTTTACGAACAGAAGTGGACTTATGGAAAGGAACGTGGATTTGTCAGCCACTACCACGTCAATAAGAAGAAGATTGACTGCGCAGGGCTAGACATAAAAACTTTGCTATCTGAACTTGACGACTGACCTGCGACCTGTTACATTACTATTGTAACGGAGAGCAAATGTATAGCAAATCAATTGACATTTACGGCGACGGCATTGGTCGCGTCGATTATGTAAATCATATGGGAGACGACCTCACTGTCGTCAATTCTGCCCGAGTATCATTCGGCGTAGAAAAGGAGGAACTAGATGGAAGAGATAAAAAACTTATCAACTACCTCATCAAACATAAACACACCTCTACTCTTGAGCACAATCTCATTACTTTCAGGTTTAGTGTTCCTTTGTACGTTCGGTCTCAGCACCATCGTCATAGAACATGGTCTTATAATGAGATTTCTCGTCGCTACACTGACGTAAACATCAAGTTCTACGAACCCCAAAAGTTCAGAACACAACACAAGAGCAACCGACAGGCAAGCAACGCCGAAGAGTTGATTAATCCGGAACTTATGCGCAAGCATCCAGAGATGATACACGAAACCCCGCATGCTGCTTCAGATCGTATTTTACAACATCACGAAGACTCTCTCGCGCTTTTCGATAATTTAATTGCCGCAGGCGTTTGCCGAGAACAAGCCCGTGGAGTTCTACCACAGAACCTCTACACCGAATACTACGGCACAGTCAATCTGTCTAACCTCTTAAAGTTCATTGACCTTCGCACACACGAAGGGGCACAATGGGAGATCCAAAAGGTTGCCGAGGCTTGCTTGGAAATTGCTACGGATCTGTTCCCTGTGACTGTGGGTGCTTATCGTAGGATTAGAGGCGAAGAATGAAAGTCGGTGATAAAGTTCGTCTTGTTCATTTCCACGGCTCTACCGGAGATCAAATCTTGTCTGAAAGTGGAGCCGCAGGAGTAATCAAGAGCATTGAAGAAGAACCTGAACCAAATGTTCTTACACGATGTGTAGAAGTTCAGTGGAACGACGGCATCAGTTGGCACTTTCGGCATAGACTTATTTTGGAGAACGAAGGATGATTGAATACCACCAGTTTGCATATTTTATTGCAGCAATATGGACCTTTTGTATGGTCACTTTCTTTTGGTTTATATCCAGACTTGGACCAAAGGAGTGACTATTTATACTCGGAGAACCAAATGAAAAAGATTGTAAAAGAATGGAAAGAATTCTTAACAGAGAGTTCTATCAGCCGCACCTACGAACACATGCTTAATCACGACACAGCGTTCATCACAGCGTTCCGTGATAACACAGAGGACAGAACCAAGTGTATGCCAGATCACAGCAACACTATGGAAAACTATGAACGCAACAGGCAGTTGAAGTCTGTGCTCTTAAACAAGGGCTATGGCGTAACAGATGTTGATGGCACCTATGTTGAGGACTTTGGCACAGAGGCAGCAAAAGAAGTAAAAGAAGATTCTTTCTTCGTTGTCAATCTCAAAGACGACCCGAAATTTAAGGACGTTATGGCTGGGCTATCAGAACACTTCTGTCAGGATTCATTCCTATTTGTGCCTCGCGGCGGTGAACAATCATTCCTTGTTGGAACAAACAGAGCAGAGTTCCCTGGCTATGGTAACGAAGAGGAGACAGGCGAGTTTCTTGGAGGCAAGGAGGGCGAGTTTATGACTCGCGTTGGCAAGTCCAAGCGTCCCATCAAGTTTGCCGAAGGTCTCGAAACCAAAGCCAAGATGCAAAACAACACTAAGTTTCTTATCTCACGCCTCGCAAAGCAGGTAATTAAGGAGATGAAGGAGAACATTTGAACCCATACTACGACCAAATCGTAGTTGGCTCCTCACTTCGTGCCCTCCTGTTCGCTTCTCTCAATGACTTCCCTGTGTTCTTCACAAAACCAGAGAAGCCAATAGAGTTTGACCACTTCGATTCATCTGTTGACTTGTCCAGTTGGAGACTTCACAATGAACCTCAAGTGTGGACAACACCTGATGGTGAAACGCAAACAGGACAATCTAAGACAGCATTGTGGGAGCATGTGTTCTTTGTTCTCGGACTGAAGGGGCTGACTCCCTTCTCCAGCGTGTGCAATTCACTTCGCCTTGACACAAATGAGTTGACAGGTTACTCAGAGTATGCTAAACTAAGGACAATAGAGTTCGGCGTGTGTCATTACTTTGACGAGCACGCCACCTACAACCTTCTACGCTCCGAGAACACACAAAAAAACTATCAAGTCTACGACACACTGGCGTTTATGCGCGGAGGAAAGCACCATCTTGATCTGATAGAGAGTAGTGACCCATTTTGCAACAAGATTTGGTTCTATCCTACTCCCAGAGTGGATGGTAAAAGCCCCTTTAAAGACGCCTGTGTTGTTTCAATTTTATCAGACGACCAGATAGATGACTTTGATTTTTCAGAGACCGTGGTGCGGCTCACAACCGTCCAGAAAATGAAGGATTTAGGACTGAGAGGACCAAGAAATGGATACCAAGCAGACGGATCAATCCGATACCGGAGTTTCAAGACACAAGCGCTTGATCGTAGAAAATACCTTGTATCTCCTCCGCTATGGATTGAGACAGATACGATCAAAGTTCCGAAGATTACGGAAGAAGATCTGGTTAAAGATCTGGGGCGAGTAGCCGAGAACAACAAAAAGATTTTAGAGCATTTATGGCAAAACATTTAGCAGGCATCATACCACTGGCAAACTTTGACGATACTTTCAAGTTGCCATACGATTCTTTTATGCTTCCAATTCAAAATGACTTCACGCTTATCCAGAAGTCTGTGTTTGAATGTGCGATGGCAGGGTGCTCTACTATTTGGATTGTAGCCAACGATGATCTTGCTCCGTTGGTAAAGAAACACATTGGCGAGTGGGTGTATGATCCTGTTTACTTTTGGGACAACTACATAAACAACCACATTGTCCAGCGCAGGACACACATACCTATTTACTATGTCCCGATTCTACCAAAGGACAGAGACAGACGTGATAGTTATGGGTGGTCTGCCCTCTTCGGTATGCATTCTGCATGGTGGGTTTCTTTCAGGATCTCCAAGTGGGTCATCCCAAAGAAATACTTTGTGTCATTTCCACACAACGCTTACGACTTCTGGACACTACGAGAGCATAGAAAACAATTGTTCAACACAACCAAAAATTTCTTTTTTACTCACGAAGGCAAAACTGTCAAAGACAACTTGCCAATACCTTTTACTATGCGAGGTGAAGACTTTATTCAGTGTCGCAGAGAGGTCAACAGACTGACGACCAAGGAGTACGGACCACTGGGCGAAGATGAGACGTGGCTGGACTTGAAGAAACTACCAGCAGAAGATCGCTGGTCAGCACGCCACTTCGACCTGTCAACAATCTTTGACAAGGTGAGTGAGGAAGACTGCTTCCGCGAGGAACTCGACTGGTTCTATGATCTCCGCGAGTGGGATGGCTACCGAGCCTACCTCGCGTCAGATAATATCGTGAAAGCACCCAACTGGCGCTTGACAAAGCCGCACCAACTGAATAGATTATGCATGGAGGATGAAGAATGAGCGAGAGAACTAAAAGCAAAATCAAGTTTGTCGGGCTGCACGCCCACAGCGTAGCCGGGTCTATCTTTGATGGACTGGGCTTCCCACAGGACCACATGGAGTTTGCATACTCCAACGGGTCTGATGCACTTGCACTGACTGACCACGGTAACATGAATGGTCTGTCTTATCAGGTGCTACACGCAAAGAAGATGAAGGCAGAGGGCAAGGACTTCAAGCCTATCTTTGGTTGCGAAGCATACTTCATCCCCTCTATCGAAGAGTGGAAAGAAGAATACGAGCAGGCTATGCTCGACAAGAAGAAGGCACGTCAAGCCAAGAAGGCTGGTGCGTCTGCTGCATCTGTTGAAGACGAAGGCGCTAGTAAGGGTAAGAGCAGCAATGTTCTACGCCGCCGCCGACACCTTGTTCTTCTTGCCCAGAACCAGACAGGTCTGAACAATCTGTTCAAGCTGGTGTCCGAGTCTTACAAAGACGAGAACTTCTATCGTTATCCTCGTATGGATTACAAGATGCTCAAGGAGTATGGTGAAGGCATCATCGCTTCGTCTGCTTGTCTTGGCGGCGTCTATGCCGGTAACTACTGGGAGAACCGAGAAGAAGGACCAGAGGCTGTGCTTGAGGCAATGCGCGAAACAACCCGCAACATGCTTGATGTGTTCGGTGATCGTTGGCACGGAGAGATTCAGTGGAACAATGTTCCCGAACAGCATGAACTCAACAAGTTTGTCATTCAAGTTTGTGATGAGTTTGGTGTCAAAGTAATCTCGACCGCAGACTCACACTATCCAAACCGTGATGCCTGGAAGGACCGCGAACTATACAAGCGGCTTGGCTGGCTTGGAAAGGGTCGTCCCCAATGGGCTGATACCGAAAGCGAACTGCCTGTCTCTGTTGAAGAGATTGGGTATGAGTTGTATCCAAAGAACGGCGATGAAATGTGGGAGTCGTACAAAAAGTATTCAGCCTCCTGCGGTGCAGAGTATGATGACGACCTTGTGTTGCGTAGTATTGAAGAGACACACCGCATTGCGTTTGATCGCATTGAGAACTTTCTGCCTGACAACACCGTTCGTCTTCCTTCCTTTGTTGTGCCTGCTGGACACACCGCAACTGAAGCACTAATCAACTTTTCGCTTGAAGGTCTCCGCAAGATGGAGCTTGCAGATAATAAAGAATATTTGCAGCGTCTCAAAAGTGAGTTAAAAGTCATTGATGACCGTGGCTTCTCAAAATACTTCTTGACCATGAAGGCGATTGTTGATGTTACAGATACAATGATGTTGGCTGGTCCCGGTCGTGGCTCTGCTGCTGGCTCGCTTGTTGCGTATGCTCTCGGAATCACACAGGTTGATCCCATCAAATATGACCTCCTCTTCTCTCGCTTCTTGCGCTCCGATGCCAAGGACTACCCAGACATCGACTACGACATCAGCCGCCCTATGGAGTTGAAAGATAAGCTGATTGAGTTGTGGGGTGAGGATTGTGTTGCTCCAATCTCAAACTGGAATACTCTTCAGTTGAAGTCTCTTATCAAGGATATCTCAAAACTATATGGCATTCCGTTTGGTGAGGTAAACATCGTCACTAACGCAATGATCAAGGAAGCAACTCCACTTGCCAAGCAGAAGCATGGCATCAAGGCTGGTCTCTACAATCCTACTTGGCAGGAGGTTCTAGAATTTTCTGGCTCACTCAAGGCTTTCTTGAGTAAGTATCCAAATGTCAAGACACATGTTAAGGCTCTTGTCGGTCAGGTGCGTTCTGCCTCCCGTCACGCTGGTGGTGTTGTGATTGCCGAAGACTTGGATAAGAGTATGCCCCTTATCAACTCCAAGGGTGTTCGACAGACGCCTTGGTCCGAGGGTCAGAACGTCCGTCACTTGGAGCCAATGGGCTTCATCAAGTTTGATTTGCTTGGGCTCTCTACTCTTGCCATGATGGAGACTGCAATTGAATTGATCCTCAAGCGCCACCACAGCGTTGCGGAGCCAACTTTCAAACAAATCAAGGATTTCTATGATAAGAACCTCCACCCTGATGTAATCAATCTTGACGACGAGAGAGTCTACAAAAATGTTTTCCACAAAGGCAAGTTTGTTGGTACTTTCCAGTTCACTGAAGATGGCGCCCAGAGTTTTGCCAAGCGTGTAAAGCCAAACAACATCATTGATGTTTCTGCTATCACTTCTATCTATCGTCCGGGTCCTCTCTCAGCAAATGTTAACGAGGATTACATTGATGCCAAGGAAAGTCCACAGTATATCAAGTATCTGACTCCCGAAGTTCAAGAGATTACCGAAGAAACCTTTGGCTTCCTTATCTTTCAGGAGCAGATTGCTAAGATTGCTCACGTTCTCGGCAAGGATTTGACTCTTGACGAGGGTAACTTGCTTCGCAAGCTTCTGACCAAGAAGGGAACAGGCAAAGGCTTTGAGGTAAAAGATAGAATCCACAAAAAGTTTATTGATGGCTGTGTAGAAAAGGGTATCGCTCAAGGCGAGGCACAAAGTCTATGGGAAAAGTTTGAATACTTCTCTGGCTATGGCTTCAACAAGTCTCACGCTGTGTCCTATTCTATTATCTCGTATCAGTGTGCTTGGCTTCTAACTTACTACGAAGCAGAGTGGCTCGCCGCTTTCCTTGACAAAGAGCCCGAGAGCAAGAAAGAGAATGCAATCAACATTGCCAAGTCTCTGGGCTACACCATCGCACCAGTTGATGTAAATACTTCTGGTAAGACGTGGGAGATTGGCAAAGATGGTCGAACCCTTATCCAGCCGCTTACAAGCATCAAGGGCTTTGGTGATTCTGCTATGGCTCAGATTCTAGACAACAGACCATTTGTTGACATTGAGGATCTTTTGTTCCGAGAAGAGATTAAGTATGCCAAACTCAACAAAAAGGCTCTTGATGCTCTATGCCGTGCTGGGGCTATGGATTCACTCATTGATGATAGGTTCACTGGTCGTAAGCACTTCTGGTGTGCGACAGTGGTTGAGAGACCAAAGACAAAGAAAAAGTTCCACGAGAACATTGAACTCTACAGAGGCGAAGGAGACTTCTCCGAAGCAGAGATTATCCAGTTCAAAACTGATCTGACTGGGGTGTTCCCAATGAACTTGGTTATCAGCGTCGAAACTATTGAGAAACTAAAAGAAAAGTTTATCCCCCCCATCTCCGAGTTTGATGAGGCACTACAGATCTGCTGGTTTATTCCTCGGAAGGTGATTCCAAAGAAGACAAAGAAGGGTAAGGACTTTTGGATTGTGGAAGTGATTGATTCCAATAATGAGACAGAAAAGATTAAGTGTTGGGGCGTAGATCCAAGGAAAGATAAGATTCACATCAATCGCCCTTACATGTCACGACTACAATACTGCCCGAAATGGGGATTTTCCACTCGGTCAGTCTACAGAAACTTTAGACTGCTAGGGTAACCATCTGCCTCCCATCTATTTAAGGTGGGAGGTTCTTTTATGAGAGCTAGAGACTTACTTAAATGGAAGCGTGCCTTAAATGAAATCAAGTTTAAGCACAGCGAGCTAGAACTTATCAAAGAGATCTGTCGCACCCATGGTGTTGAGTTTCACATGTTTATGGAGGAATACTGCGAGCAAAATGGCATAAACTTGAACAAACTAAATCAAGAGAAGAGTGTCAGGGAAGCTAAAGCAAAGGAACAATTCCAAGCGATACAAGAAGAACAACAAAAGGTGCATGAGGGAAAGATGGTCATTTCCGAGAACCATTTTACAGAGAACGCCCCGCCTGTTGAGGAGTTGTTTGTTGAAGAGAAGGACCACGATGAGATGAGACGAGCGTTCAAAGATTTGTTCAAGAAGCTTGCATTGAATTTGCATCCCGACCGCGCCGTAGGCTTGACAGCGGAGGAGCGAGAGGTTAGATTATCTATGTTCAAGGACGCAAAGCAAGCGCTCGACAACGGCGATTACTTTCTCCTCTTGGAGATGTCCGAGAAGTTCAACATAAGGATGCCCAAAAATTACAAACAGCAAACCCGTTGGATGAAAGCGAGAATTAAACAACTCAATCAGCAGATTCAAGCAGAGAAGCACACATATAACTATGTTTTTTCTGAATGCGAAACTATTGATGAAAAAGAGAAGATCGTTAAAAATTTTTTGAGGCAAATTTTCCAGATTTAGAGGTCACAATGGAACATCTGTTAAACTGTCACGGCGAATGGGGTGCAATTTTCGCTTGCATTAGTTCGCTTCCCATGTTACGATACTGGTACAAGTGCAACCACAAGGAGGAAACTTGATTACAGACATCGTCCTAGGTCTCCAGCATGGAGACGAAGGAAAGGGCAAGGTTACCCACCACTTGCTGAAAAACGGCGAATACACACACTGTGTTCGTTTTAACGGTGGGTGCAATGCTGGACATACGATCTTCCATAATGGAAAAAAGTTTGTTACCCACCATATCCCAGCAGGGGTCTTTTTCGGTGTTACATCGATAATTGGCAACGGCTGTGTTGTAGATCCGGTGAAACTTCAACAGGAGATAGACTACTTAGAATCTCACGGAATCCCCGTGAGAGAACATCTAAGGATTGCAAAAAATGCTCATGTTATCACCGAAGAACACAAAGCCGAAGACAGCACTGACGAAACTATCGGAACGACTAGAACTGGTAACGGGCCTGCTTATCGTGATAAGTATGGTCGTACTGGCGTCCGCGCCATTGATGTACCTGCTCTTCAGCCTTTCCTAGTAGACATCTACGAAGAATTGTCAGGACATACAATTATTCTCATGGAGGGAGCACAGGGCTTCTGGCTCGATCCAGATTGGGGCGATTATCCCTATGTTACCTCCTCACACACTGGTGTGGCTGCTGCCATTCAAAATGGCATCAATCCGCGCTCGCTCCGTAATGTTTGGGGTGTTATTAAGGCTTATGAGACTTACGTAGGCAAGCGGCAGTTCCAGCCAGATGAAGAAGTTTTTGACCGCATCCAAGAGGTTGGGCAAGAATTTGGAGCCACTACGGGTCGCGTCAGGCAATGTAACTGGATAAACGTAGACGAAGTCCGCCAAGCTATTCACATGAACGGGGTCAATCGTCTCGTCGTGAACAAGATGGATGTTCTTCGTGAGATTGGAATCTGGGGCACAACCAAGGGTCGTATCCACGGCGAACGACACTTCCGAGATCATCTGAATAGTGAGTTCGGACCCACCCGTGGCGTCGACAAGGTGTACTTCTCAGATAATGTCGAGAATATTTACGAACAAAACCACTTGACAACCGCAGCCAAATAGATTATATTATATACAACGTTGGAGGACAGATGCCGAAGAACTATGGATACGCCTGCATAAACATGCAGTTGTCTAACCCACAAGATTTTGGTGGCAAGAAGAAAGATAGAATCACCACCAATCGCTCCATGATCAAGAGAACTTTTCAAGAGAAGGGGATCGAGTATGCGTCCTCCTTGTCTCTCCAAAATGTACTTGATCTCCAGAAGGTTCTCGAATGGAATGTTGAGCACGGGATCCATTTCTTCCGTCTGTCCTCCAACGTCTTCCCTTGGGCGTCAGAGTATCAACTCTGCGATATGCCCGACTATGAAGCAATCTATGAGGCATGTGAGCGAGCAGGCAACTATGCCCGAGAGCACGGCATTCGCCTGACTTCTCACCCAGGACCATTCAACAAGCTGGCTTCTCCAAACGAGAAAGTGTTCCAGAACACAAAGAGAGACTTGGAGATCCATGGTGAGTTCTTTGATATGCTTGGACTACCTCGCAATCACTACGCAAAGATCAACATTCACGTCGGTGCGGCATACGGAAACAAGCCGGTCGCACTAGATACTTTTGTAAGGAACTTTGAACGTCTACCGGAATCAATCACTTCCCGCCTAACCGTAGAGAACGATGATCGTGAATCGCTTTATTCAACGCTGGAACTCTTTGAAGGAGTCTATCCTCGTACTGGGATTCCGATTGTGTTTGATTATCATCATCACGGGTTTTGTACTGGTGGTATTGGTGAAAAAGATGCCTTGGAGATTGCGATCTCGACGTGGGGGGACATTAAGCCGGTAGTCCATTATTCAGAGTCGAGAGCAGAAGAAAAGAAAGACTCTAAGATTCGTGCCCACGCACACTCAGATTTCGTCAATGGACCGATTGACGACTACGGCTACGACCTCGATGTGATGATTGAGGCGAAGGCTAAGGAACTCGCCCTGTTCGGGCTTAGAAAAAATGACGCTGCACGCTTGACAGCAGCAGCGTGACCTGATAAAATATAAGTGTAATTAGGAGAGACTTAAATGTCCATGATGACTGACAAATATGATGCTAAAGAGAGCAAGAAGACTCTCAACATGCTACTAAAAATGTATAATAGCACTCTGCTCGATGGAAACTTTCAACGATGGGGGGGCATAAGCAGAGGCTCCGGCTGGACCGTAAAAAATGGTCAGAGTTTTATTGAAAACTTTATACAAGGTGCAACATTCAATAATGTTATTAATGTTGAAGTTGAGTCGTCACTAAAATATGTACAAGAAATTAACGATATTAAGTCCATTGATTATTTTAAAGACGTACAGTCTCGCGGATATAAATATGTCAGCATTGATGGCAACAACACTGCCAGCTACCTCACTGCTTTTATTCAAGATCATGAAGATTTAAAAATTAATCATGTAGATTATTCTAACAAAATCAGATTTTCTGCATTAACAGAAGACGACCAAGAGGAAATCAAATATTCAGAAAAAGTCAACGTCATTATCCTTAGAAGGATAACACTTGATGAAATGTGCGACTTATTTAGAAACCTTAATATGCAAACAAGGCTTAATGCCCAAGAATGGCGGCAAGCCCGATGGTCGCCATTGTCACAGCAAATTCGTCAATACGGCGAAGATATGAAAACATTTTTTACACACTTTGTTTACTCAAATGAGCAAGACTTGGATAAGCGTTCACACGAAGAACTGATTGCTGCGTTGGCTATGAAAATAGAAAAGAGTCATAACAATTATGCTCTAACGAAAAAGTATCTAGATTCCTTTTACGAGAGTACGGAGTCGCTTAAGCCGAAAACAATTACATCTTTAGACGATATTTTCTCTGTTTGCAAGAAGATGCAAAAAACCTTGCCAGGACCGTTTAAAAAGAAACTATCAAAAGGACAAATACAAAACCTATTTGAGTTTATTCATATCCTTATAATTGATAAAGGGTATGATATAAATAAGAAAAATTACAAAGAAATTTTAAATTGGTTCTTGACAAAAGATGCTGAGTTCAGAGAAATTTCAGCAAAAGTGGCAACTGAAAATCAAACAGACCTATCATATCTTCATTGGACTAATAACTGGTCTCACAGATTTAGCTGGATTAATGTGAGAAAACTTATGGAATCTGTAATAGAACAAGAAGTAGATTCCTTTATCTCAAAGGGAGTCCTTAAACGCAAAAGAACCCCAAAAGACCAATTTACTTTTGATGATAAGCTTAAATTGAGCGCTCTTCAAAAAAATAAAACAAGAAATGGTGAATCCATAGCAATCTCAGATTTATATCTTGGAAAGTATGAAGCTGATCACATGATTTCAGTCCGCGACGGTGGTGAAACCATTATTGAAAATGCTGAATTAATGACGATACAAGAAAATAGGAAGAAAGGTCCCAACTCAAACGACCCTCATTTCGATTTTCAGCGCCCGCCCGCTTGACAGCAGGCGATCACCCGGTTACATTACAAACATAACAAGGAGGACACTATGTCTACATCGACCGAAGAAAAGAAGCGCTACGTGCTGGAGTACATCCGTTCGCTCGTGGCAATCGAAGAGGCTATGGAGCCTTACAAGGAGCAGAAGCGCGAACTGCGCACCGAGTACCGAGAGCAGGGCTGGCTTAACACCGACGAGATCCGTGCGGCTGTAAAGGCTTACCGTCTGTTCAAGGGCAAGGTAAACATTGATGATGTTTACGACAACTACAAGGCGCTTTCGGGCGAGACCGAGGAGGAAGCGTGATTATTGAATATCAGCGACTCGACAAGTATGTAAAGGTACCATCACGTTCCAACCCATCTGATGCTGGACTGGACGTGTATGCAAACCTAAGAGAAGAGGTAGAGGTTGATCCGGGTGAGTCCGTGATCATTCCGACTGGCTTAAAGTTTGGTATCCCCCACGGATACATGTTGCAAGTTATGAATCGCTCAAGCATAGCAGCTAAGCGTAGTTTGATGGTTGGTGCCCACGTAATCGATTCTGGGTATGATGGAGAAGTATTTATCAATCTTCACAATGTTGGAGAAAAAAGACAGACTGTAAGATATGGCGACAAGATAGCACAGCTTGTTATGGTGCCTGTCGTCGCGTTTCGACCACAACTGATTGGCGATGATTTGTATCGCCAAGCAATCACTATTTCTAACAGGGGCGACGGAGCCCTTGGGAGCACTGGTGGATAAAAACACAACAAAACTAATGTTTAGTTCAAAGTCAAATGATTGGGCTACGCCCCAATCTTTCTTTGACAAGCTCGACGGCATCTTTGGTCCATTTACCTTGGATGCCGCCGCCTCGGCTGATAACTACAAGGTTGCCAACCACTACACTGAGGCAGACAATGCTCTGTCCCAGGACTGGTCTGGTAACCGAGTATTTCTGAACCCACCTTATGGGCGTGCTCTAAAAGATTGGGTAAAGAAGGGCTATGAAGAAGGACAAAAGGACAACACGATAGTTGTTATGCTTATTCCTGCTCGTACCGATACCAAGTATTGGCACGACTATGTGATGAAAGCAGACGAGATTCGTTTTGTCCGTGGTCGTATTAAGTTTGGTGACGAGACAAATAGCGCACCATTTCCATCAGCCGTGGTGGTGTTTCGACAGTCAGCATATCAGGCACCACGTATCACGGGAATGGAACGATTATGAATAGAGCAGAAAGGCGCCGCCTCAAGAAGAAGAATAAAGGCAACGAAAAACTCGCCCAAAAAATTTCCAGCTTTGAGCACCGCCCAGACACATGCTCAGCGTGTGACGCCGCATTTGACGCAAAATCCAAAGAACACGCAATGACTTGGCGAGTAGTGGTACACGAAAATCCCGTTCGGGTATCACTATTCTGCCCTGCTTGCATTGAAAAGGCACAGGAGGTAATAAATGCCAATAGCAACGAGTAACACAATAGTCGAGCTTGATACCCAAGACCTTGACGACGGAAAAAACACCGAAGAAGTCGCACTTGAATACCTAAACCGGGTCAAGACAGGACTTGAGGGCATCGCACGACGCGAAGCAGTAAACCACCCCCCGCACTACAACCAAGGCAACATAGAAGTAATTGATGCCATCGAGGATTGGGGGCTTGACTTTAACGCAGGCAATGTAGTAAAATATGTTTCGAGGCACCAACACAAGGCAGAGCCTCTTGAAGACCTCAAGAAAGCCCGTTGGTATCTCGACCGCATTATAGAAGGATTTGAAAATGGCAGTATCAAGGATTAACAGACGCAACCTAGAGCAAATTCTAGGCGGCAAGGTCAAAGAAGACCACGACGTGGTAATCAAGTTCTACGGACAAAATTGCCACCTATGTCACGCGCTGCGTGACAAGTTTGTACAAATTTCCGACGAGTATGAAGGTATACACTTCTATGCATTCAACATGGAAGATGGTGAAGGACTTGAGAAAAAATATGGCTTTCAAGGTGTCCCCGCAATATGCCATGTGAAGACTGGTGGAGTGAGAGCAAAGGTAAATTTCTTGGAAGAACCCAAGAAGCCGCATAAGGAAACTTGGTATCATCCCACGGGCATCCGTATCTTTATCGACAAGTACAGGAGCAAAGATGATTGAGGCACTTACCTACGATGATGTGCTGTTGTTGCCACATTACTCAGACATACGCTCTCGATCTGAAGTAGATATCTCTACAGACCTTGGCAATGGACTAAAGCTATCACTACCGATCATATCGTCCCCAATGGATACGATCTCAGAAGACCTTATGGCTAGGGCTACATCAGAAGAAGGTGCTTGTTCTATTATCCACAGATACAATACACCAGAAGAACAAGCCCAGTTGGTTGGACACGCAAGAGCCAACGGAGCAGAGAACATTGGCTTTGCTGTTGGTGTTGGCGATGATATGCTATACAGAGTTTGTGAGTGCCTTGCCGCTGGCGCAACTTTTGTTTGTGTTGATGTGGCGCACGGTCACCACATTATGATGAAAGAGGCGCTACAGACCATTAGAAATGCTATTGGTGATGACCTACACATTATGGCAGGAAATGTCGCGACCTTAAAGGGCATTAATGATCTTGCAGACTGGGGCGCTAACTCTGTTCGCTGCAATATTGGGGGCGGTTCTATCTGCTCTACGAGAGTGCAAACAGGACACGGACACCCTGGATTGCAGACAATCATAGATTGTTCTTTCACCGACCGCGATGTAAAGATTATTGCAGACGGTGGCATACGCAACTCTGGTGACATTGTGAAGGCACTTGCCGCAGGAGCCGACGCAGTTATGTTGGGCTCCCTGCTCTCGGGAACCAAAGAAACACCCGGCGAAGTTTATACTCGACAAGACGGAACAAAGTATAAAACTTATCGCGGGATGGCTTCTAAGGAAGCCCAAGTAGAATGGCGCGGCAAATACTCTTCGTTTGAAGGCGTATCCAGCACCGTGCCGTATCGTGGCAAGGTTCGCAACGTGCTTGCCGATCTTGACCGGGGCATACGCTCTGGGCTCTCATACTCTGGTGTTCGTACAATTAAGGAACTAAGACAGACTGCTGAGTTTGTTCGACAGACTCCTGCTGGTCTTGGCGAGAGCAGAACGCACATAACCACGAGAAAATGGTAATGTCTAATGACCCAAACTATGGACAAGACTTAAAGTCTATCAGGTTTATGGTGACGGACGACGACCACGCACGGCTGCTGATAAGGCTGCGTCATAACAAAGTAAATGTGGCGCAGTTTTTTCGTGCCGTCATTGATGGAATGATTGAGGAAGAAGAAAATCTTATCCAGTTTTTTGACAATTATGTCATGGAGCACAAGATACTTTCTCGTAATCGTTTTACAAAGTCTCTTAAACTCAGAAAGAAAGGTCAAGAAGTTCTTGAAGATTTTGGTCTACTTGATGATGCAGAGAAGCAACAGATATTTGATTTAATTTCAAAGGAATTTCCAGACTTATGAACAAACAAGATTTAATGGTATGCGCTCAACAATGTTTAAAACACAGAGAATGTTGTTTGGCAGAAAATTGTAGATACCATATAGATTACGAAGAAGAGTTTAATTGTTCAATGATAACAATTTACGAAAATGGTCCATTATCTCTACGTGAGATAGCAAAAAGAGAAGGGCTATCATTTGCTCGTATAAAGCAAATACAAGACAAAGCACTAGTTAAGTTAAAGAAAAGATTACCTGACGGCGCAGAATTGTTAGCAAGTTCGGGTGATGCAGACTATTTATTTTGAGTTTTATAAAGGAGATTTAAAACTATGGCTCGCAAGACACTATTAACAGAAGCAGAGATTCGTCAGTTTATGAAGCTGGCAAACATCAAGCCCCTCCAAGAAATGGGTGGCAAACTACCAGTCCCCGGTTTGAGGGATGATGAAGAGGACGAACCCGGTCTACGCGATATGCGCGAAGCCGACCGCGACGAGAAGGATGAAGATCCTCCCGGTCTACGCGACATGCGCGAAGGCGAGGATGAAGATGAAGATCCTCCCGGCATGAGAGGTATGCGCGAAGGTGAAGCAGAGCGCGATGATGAAGACCCTCCCGGCATGAAGGATATGCGCGAAGAAGAGGAAGAATTGGAAATGGACGCCGAAATGGACGCTCCTGCCCCCGAAGGTGATATGGAAATGGATATGGGCGATGATCTAGGCGGCGACGATCTTGGTGGCGACATGGGTGCCGACATGGGTGGCAAAGAAGAGCAGTTTGCTGACATTGTAGACAAGCTCGCAGATCTACTCGGTCTTGACGCTGACGTAGAGGTTGGCGGTGATGAAGAAATGGGGGGTGAAGCCATGGGCGATGAAGGTGGTGATCTAGAAGGTGCCATGGACGCTCCCGCAGGTGATGACGAAGATCCAATGATGGAGCTTGCTGGCGACGAGTTAAACGAAGACGATATTGTACAAGAAGTTGCTCGCCGTGTAGCTGCCCGTCTTCTTCGTGAGAAGAAGCAAGAAGATATGGCGAGCAAGCTAGCCGAGCGTATCTTCCGCAGACTCGCCTCGAAATAATAGCTTGACAGAAATCTCCTGAGCCGTTATAATAACCATCTAGGGACCATATCCTAGGTGGTTATTTCATTTGGAGAGACAATGGATTTTGTAGTTAGCCTGATCATAGCCGGGTGTGCTTTCTTGCTCGGATGGATGTCCTGCTCTGGCTTATATTTTTTGAAGTCAACAAGAATCACAGCCACAGTGATGAAGATGTCTTATGTTTTCTACTTGACAATCATCAACAAGGGGCTAGAATATCTACACTATGCCCACATTAATAGGCTAGAAGCTCTTCGTAAGAACGACAAGTCATATGGACACGAAGAGTATGAAAAGTTGAAGAAGGATTTTGATAATACAATTCAAAGTTATAAAGATAACACTATCACCTATTTACTCCAGGCACACCCAGAACTCTTCAAACAGTTCTTGGAGTTTGATGACTGGAGAGGGTCACAAAGATTCCTAAACAACAACAAGTTAGCAGCGATTATGTTTTCAAAGGAGACAAACAAATGATGCGTGAGATAATTGGTAAGATCATTGATATTGTACTTCCGCCAAAGGGACAGGAACAAGCAAGCAAGGAAACACCACCCCCTGCCACAGAGGTAAAGGCTGTCAGCCTTGAGCAGATACTTGGCGGCGCCCTTGGTGATGCCCCCGCCGAACCAGACCTACGAGTTATTGGTTTGTATTCTTCTGTCGAAGACGAAAAGATTGCTGAGCTTACCCAGGCTCTTCTTTATCTAAACGAAATGAACCGCCTTCTTCCCGAGGGTAAGGAAAAGAAGCCTGTTGAATTTTACATTAACACCTATGGTGGTTCCGCTGACGATATGTTTGCGATGTATGACGTTATGAAGCAGGTTATGGAAGAAACCGAAATCCACACAATTGGCGTTGGCAAGGTTATGTCCGCAGGCACCCTACTCCTCGCAGCAGGAACAAAGGGCAAGCGCAAGATTGGACGCAACTGCCGCGTGATGATTCACAACGTCGCAGCAGGAAACTTTGGTAACCTACCAAACTTAGCAAACGAACTTGAAGCCATACAGCGCCTACAGGAAGATTATATCTCCGCTATGGTTGAGAACACAAAGTTCACCCGCAAGAAGTTGGAGAAACTACTTAATGAAAAGGTAAATATCTATCTTGATGCAGACGAAGCTGTCAAGTATGGTCTTGCCGATGAAATAATGTGAGGTTAAATTATGTCTGATAGTTTGTTAACAATTCTTGAAATTATTCAAGAGAGTCTATCCGAACAGGAACAGAAAAAAGTTGGAGTTTTGGACAAAGACCAGAGCCCCGAGGTTGATAGTCCTGTGGATAAGCAATTTCTAGAGGTTGACAGAATTGTTAATGCGATCTTAGCAAGAAAAGAAAGAACTGCCGCTGGGCGTGTGCAAGAAATATCTCTTGAGGATAGCCTTGAAACAGTTAAGGGCTTTAATACATCTTTGATCCAGCAGGTCTCCTCTAGCCCATCTTGTAAGTCGATCAATGAAGCACTTATTTCATATTTTGACTTTAAGCCTAAAGAAACAAGTTGTAGAGATATTTCCTCAACCATGAGCGGCTTGCTTGCTAATGCTGCATATAATACAATTTTAGAAAGATTTGATGCATCATCAGCAGGGTTTGAAAATGAAAAACTTGTAGCTTATTTACTTGATGGCGCGCAAGTAGAGACAAACACAAAAATCGATGACACTTCATATGACGATATAGCAGACTTGTCCATCGCAGGTGGAAGAGTTGGAATCTCTCTCAAAACTAAAAAAAAGGGCGTCTCGGGTTCTTATTTAAACTTACTTGCAACACTGGGTGTTAAATTCAAGGTGGTTAAAGGCAAAAAGGTATCAAAAGTTTTTACTCCAAAACAAGACAAATATCCTGGCGGTCTCTTTTATGTTTTTTATGGAAAACCACAAGCCAAAACAAGTTTAAACTTCTTCTCCATTACCACAGCACATGTCACAAAAGAGTCTGCGATGAGGATGACAAGAGATGCAACAGTAGATGAAGATGGCTATTTAATGCTAAAAAGTTATGAAATTGATAAGCCAGACTTTTTAAGAACTTCATACCATTACACAAAATTTGCAGATCAAGGCTTCAAAGGCTTTGCAGATGTACAGAGTGTTCAATTTAGTCCAGAAGAAACAATAAAACTAGTCAAAAATGATGCAGACTTTCTTGAAGATAAGCTAGTCCAGACTCTAAACATGCTAAACGTTTATTTTGGCTCGATTGAAGATGCTATAATGAATTATTCAATTAACCCTACACCACAAAAACTACAAGCTTTTGCAACAGTAATGAAGAACCTATCAAAATTAAGAATACAAGAAATAACAACATGCGTCGATCAGGAGTTGTAGCATGGCTAATTCTTTAAACATTTTACTTGAGATGATCGAGCAAGCCTTAGAACAGCAAGATGATCCACTACAGTCCATTGAGAACATAGTATCAAGCGCCGGTGGCGAAATAATGAAAACCGATAAAGACAGGCTGTATAAGATTGTTTCTGATGACCGCGTGGCTCTTGAGAAAGTTTTGACACCGCAGCTTACTGCTTTAGGGTTTGTCTGGGAACCAAATGCCCCAGGCGCAGGCTTTGGTAGATATGTTTTACCAAGAAGCCGCCGCGAGGGTGGTAGTGTGTACTTTCTTATGAAGCCTCGAACGGGCGGCGCGGCTCGGGCAGGCGCCCAATATGAAGAAAGACTAGAACAAATTATGAGAGAGCTACTTCCAGGCTATAATGTAAAGTCCGCAGGCTTTGAACCCGGTTCCGACTTGGAGATCAAAGACGACAACTCTTCGCTCAAAATAGAGCTAAAGACAAGCTCAGGCGCAGACTTTGGGCAATTCAAGATGCTGTACAACACCAGAACAAGAAAATGGGCTGCTGCGAGAACAGCAGGATTTGAAAAAAACGAAGGATTGTATCAAGGAATCTTTGATAGTATAATAGAGCCAAACATGGCTGATAAGCACATCGATCTTCAAAAGTATTCAAACAACCTTAATATAAAAAATGGCTTTGTGAGAGGCTTACGTAGGGCTTCTTATACCGGCGCTGTTAAGAGAGCTTTGCAGGACCAATGGTTTAATGGCAGAACTGACATGCTATTGCCTGTTAGTGGAGATTTAATACAGTCTTACTACGCACTGAAAGGCGATGTGCTTATTCAGATTCAAGGTAAGGGCGTCTATGCTTTAACTCCACAGGCAGCCTCTTATTTTGGGATCTCAGAACTAAAAGACGAAATTAACAGATCTTTGGTTAGAATTAGGATTAAGCCACATCAAGGTACAGACGGGGTGCATTCATTTACATGTGCTCTAAAGATAGGCTTATCCAAGAGTGGAATTGATTTGACAGATCAAGAATTCCTTGTTAAGATAAAGGCATACTTGGAGGAAACTTGAAATCACCACTACGTTATCCCGGTGGCAAAACACGCGCAATAAAGCACCTACTACCTCACATTCCAGAGGGAGATGTTTGCTCCCCTTTCTTGGGCGGCGGCTCATTAGAGTTGGTGCTTGCCGAAGATAGAAAGGTATACGCTTACGATGCGTTCTATCCTCTCTACAACTTTTGGCATTGCTTACTAAACGACAAGGAACAACTAGTAAAAGATGTTCGCAACTTGCATCCTCTCGACAAAGGCGGGTTCAAAGCTGCCCGCGATCTTCTTATTGCATATCGCAGCAACTTACCACTAAGTCCCGTCGCTGCCGCAGCATACTTTGCTGTCAATCGTTCTTCGTTCTCAGGCGCAACCCTATCAGGTGGGTTCTCGCAACAAGCAGCAGATGGTCGCTTCAACGAGAACAGCATCAAAAGGCTTGAGAATTTTGAAGCACCGAACCTAAAAGTAGGGTTTATGAGCTTTGAGGAGTCGATAGCGCTTCACGAAAAAGAGTTCCTATACTTGGACCCTCCATACTTTTTGGAAGCCAAGAGCAAGCTATATGGAAAGAACGGAGATATGCATGAAGGGTTTGATCATAAACTTTTACATTCCCTCTTGACAAATCGCCAGAACTGGTTATTATGTTATAATGATTGCAAGTTTATTCGTGAGCACTACTCAGACTATGAGATAGTCCCAGCTAAATGGGCTTACGGAATGAACAAGAGTAAAGAGTCAAACGAAGTATTTATCATTTCACGAGGTTAAAATGACAAACAAGATGGTCTTCGCCAACAACGAAGAATTGAGACAAAAGATTGTAAAGGGAGCGAACACGCTGGCTGATTATGTTTCCTCTACTCTCGGACCCAAGGGTCGCACTGTGCTCCTAAAGGAGCAGGATAAGCCAGCATTTGCCACAAAGGATGGTGTGACTGTCGCACAGTTTGTTCAGTTGGACGATGAGTTTGAGAACGCTGGCGCGCAGGTTATCCGTCAGGCGGCAAACGAAACCAACACGACCGCTGGCGATGGGACGACCACGGCAACCGTGTTGGCGAGAGCAATACTTAATGAGTCGCAGAAGCACATCGCTGCTGGCGTCTCTCCAATCGAACTACAAAGGGGGATAGATGCAACAGTATCAGAAATTTGTAACAATCTTGCAGAGATGGCGAGACCAGTTACAAGCATTGATGACATCAAACATATTGCTACGATATCAGCCAACAATGATTCTACCATTGGGGATCTTATTGCTTTGGCTGTGGACAAGGTGGGTCAAGACGGGTCTATAACAATTGAAGAGTCGCGGTCGCTTGAAACGTCCATCGACGTTACCGAGGGCTTCCGTTTCTCCGCTGGATATTGTGCGTCTGCGTTTGTTAATGATGAGCGCAGAAACATAATGTCTTATGAAGAGCCACTGATTATGGTCACAGATTATAAGATCACACAAGTAGAACAGATTCTACCCATCCTTGAGTTGGTTGCGCGAGAGTCCAGACCGCTTGTGATTGTAGCAGAGGACATCGAAGGTCAAGCCTTGGCTGCTATGATTATGAACGCCATGCGGGGCTCCCTAAAGATTGCTGGCATTAAGGCTCCATACTACGGCGAGGAGCGCCGCAACCTTCTATCTGACCTTGCGATGTCTACAGGTGCCACGTTTATCACCAGAGAGTCAGGACAGAAGCTACAGACGACTACACTGGACCAGCTTGGCTCAGCCAAGTCAGTCGAGAGCACAAAGGTTGGCACTATTCTTGTCGGTGGCAACTGTGACTATGAAGGCGTAGAGACACGTATCGACAGCCTAAAAGCAGAGATAGCCAACACTGAAGACTTTGCAGAGTGCGAACGCATCCAGGGTCGTATCGTTAGGTTGTCCTCCGGTGTGGCTGTTAT